AATTTGTGAATAAAATTTAACATAATCTCCACTTGGTAAATTAAGAATAGAAGTAGGGTTTGGACTTGTCATTTCTTATTAATTAATTAATTAAATAATGTTAGGTCTTCAATTTTATTTTATTTTTTTTTGATTTCGTTAATCTAAAGAATTTATTAGGTATTTAAATACTATTATGTCTAAAATTATCGATGGAACAGCATTAGCTAATAAAACCTATGAAAAATTGCAAGAGAAAATAGATGCCTTAAAAAATATTGGAAAGACACCTCATTTAAAAATTATTCTTGTAGGAGATAAGAAAGATTCTATCGTTTATACTGATATGAAAAGAAAAAGATGTGAAAAAATGTCAATAAAATGTGATGTAGTTAAATTACATGAAACTGTAAATTCTAACGAATTAATAAGACTAATAAAAGAATATAATAAAGATACTAGTATAAATGGTATTATGGTGCAATTACCATTGCCTAATACTATAAGAGAATCTACACAAATAATTATTGATACTATCCATCCAGATAAAGATGTTGATGGTCTTACTAGTCATTCATTAGGAAAATTAGTTAGTCATACGATTGAAGTGCATGATTTATGGAATTTAAATTTTTCATTTTCATCAACAATCTATGGTATAATGAAAATGATTGCAGAATATGATATTGATTTATTAGGTAAAAATGTAGCAGTTGTTGGAAATAGCACATTGATAGGACTACCAGTAAGTATAATATTATCAAAATTAGGTGCTACTGTTGATATCTGTCAAATACATACTACAAATCTAAAGAGTCATACAATTGATAAAGACATTATTATTGTAGGTGCTGGTGTTAAAGGATTAATTAAGGGTGATATGGTTAAAAAGGATGTCATTGTAATTGACATCGGAATAAATGTAGAAATAATAGAAAATAAAAGGAAAATAAGCGGCGATTGTGATTATGAAACTGTTTCACCCTTAGCAAGTTTAATCACCCCTGTTCCAGGTGGAGTAGGACCAATGACAATATGTAGTTTAATAGAACAACTTGTAAAATCTACAATTGCTATGGATTTAAGTATAATGGAATAAAATTAGTATATCTTCTGCAAATAGGACATTTAGGTGCTCCTATGTTTTCTATACATTGAGAATGAAAACAATGACCACATTGACCTGTACTGATTGATTTTAATTTGATTTCTTCGGAATCTGGTTCAGGTTTATTAGCTAACGAGTCTAAACATATTCCACATTCTGTCTTTTGTAAAATATTAGTTCTTGAAAGTTCTCTTATTGATTTTTCCATTAATCTGGTCCGTTTTCTACCTATTAACTTTTGAATTTTTAAATTTTCCAAATGTTTCTTTGTCTCTTCTAATCTCTTTTTAAATACTACTCTTTTTCCTTGTAATAATACTAATTTTTTATAATATATTCTCCTATTATTTTCATACTCTCGCTTCTTTTCATAACAACCAGAGCAAAGGTCACCACAAATAGGATTATGATAAAAGAAATTTGGGGTTGTATTTCCACATGTTTCACAAGAAATGTCTAGATATTTCAAGTAATCCTTTTCTATGATATTTCGTGAATTGTATTTTTTGGCATAAAAATTTAATTTATTACCAAATGTAAAATCTTCAGTTTTTATTCTGCATATATTTCTACCAAAATCCGAATAATTTGTATAGACTAAAGATACGAGTGCTATCTGCCATCTAATATCATTATATGAAAACCATAATCCACTATATAAATTTTCGAGATTTTCAACTACATTTGAAAATGAACTATAGCTTTCAAAAAAATCTTGAACTATATCTAAATCACCAGCACTATAGAAATAATATTTATAGTAAAATTCTAAATCAACTCTTATTTCTCTATCTGGATTAACTTCATATTCAGGTGTTTCATCAAAAGGTCTTACTATGCTATCACATTTTTTTATACATTTGAAATTATAAATATCTGGAATCTCTATACTTTCGGAAAGATTAATACTAGCTATATATTTAAAATTATTAACAAAATCTGGTATTAACTCATTTATTTCTGGATGTCTTGTAACACTTTTAATCTCTCTTTGAAATAAATGCAGTCTTGTGCTATTTTCCTTATTATATGCTATTATACAAAAATGTCCCCTAATTTTTTCATTTATTTTCTTTAACATAGAAATCAGTTTTAATTCTGATAAAAATTTTAAAAGTTCTACATTTTTTAACATACATTCACTTGTGTTTTCTTCACAAGGTAATTGTATAAAGAAAAGTTTTGTTAGACACATAAATTAATTATAAAATAAATTATATTTTTTTCTTTAAGTAAGACTTAGAAAACACTACCCTAGCACTATTTTATTTACTAAGAGTGATTTTGTAGAATCAACTACTAAATTATTTTTTGTATTTTCAGTATTAGTTATTTTTAAAGGTTTATAAAATTTTGATAATACATCCTTAAAATCTCTTGGAGTTTTAGGTATCAAAGAATCCGATAATACATTTATATCTAAACTAACTGCATTTTTATCAAAATCTCTAGTAAATGGAGAATCAATAAAAATACTATGTTCTAATAATTCATTTGTATCTGGTCTTTCTTTTTCAACTAATTTGATACAATTTTTTACAATTTCTATCAATTCACTAGCATAAAAATTGGCTTTACTAAATTTATTATATTTTCCACTATGAATTTTTATTAATAATTTACCAATATGACTACAATCAAAAGCAATTCTTAACTCCATTAATTCGTATAATATGCATCCTAATGACCAAATATCGGTTTTAAAACTATACTTACGATTATCTACACATTCTGGACTCATATAAAATGGAGTCCCTATTTGTGTATGAAGTGCGCTTTTTTTAAAAATTGGTTCATTCAATATTTTACAAGTATTGAAATCACATATTTTTAAATTATGTCTATCTGTTATTAATAAGTTACTAGGTTTAAGATCACGATGTATAATGTTATTAGTATGTAAATAATTTAATCCTAATGTAATTTGATGAAAATATTTTACTATAGTGCTTTGATAATAGTAACTGCGAGTATCATGCCTTCTATTTATTTCTGTAGCTAAATCACCATTTCTAAAATATGGCATAATAAGATATAACTTATCATTCTTTTTTCGATTTATTATTTGTAAATCAGAACATTCTAGTATGTATTTACATTTGTTCTTTACTAGAATCTGAATTTCTGTTAAAAGCAAAGCATAATCTTCAATATGTTTATTTAAATCAATTACTTTTATAGCATTTTCACGTTTTGTCCTTTTATTCTCTCCTAGGTATATTTCTCCAAATGAGCCCCTACCTATAAGAAAAATTATTTTATAATCCATAATAATATCCTTTTATTTTTTTTCTATACTTTTTAAGTATTCTTTAGATTTATCCACAACAGTTTTAACATCAGGTAATTTATAGGTTTGTTCTAAATATATACCTACTATTATCCCCATTGAAAATGCTGAAAAATAGCTCATTTTTTTATTAAATATTAAATATATTATTAGTTTATTATCTAAAAACAATTTGTTTGTATATTATATATTCATTATGAAAAATTTAACATGCTCTTTTAAGAAAAAACATAGTCTTGAAAAAAGAAAAATCGAATCAAAAAGAATATTAGGTAAATATCAGGATAAAATTCCTATTATTGTATCTAAAGACGAAAAAAGTCAAATTGCAAGCATTGATAAGTGCAAATATTTAGCACCAGAAGATATTACATTAGCACAATTTGCTGTTATTATACGTAAAAGAATCGAATTATCTGAAAGCGAAGCCTTTTTCTTTTTTACAGGTAATAATACTATGCCTACATCAAGTAGCAGTCTTAAAGAACTCTACAACACTCACAAAGATGAAGATGGATTTTTATATCTTTACTACTGTGGAGAAAGTGTTTTTGGATAATTATTATCAGTCGTGAGAACAAACATAAATTACTTCATTACTAGGCGTTTGTTTTAAATTTTCTATATGGAATTCACCATGAATATGAAATCCTTGTAGTCTAATTCTATTATCTAATCTTTCAATCAGATCTTGAAGATTTTCTCTTTCTAAAAAAGTTCTTAGCTCGTTTAAAATAAAACTTACTATCTCTTCTCTAGTATGTATGTTTTGAATATTTAATTCTCTTGTAAAACCCCAAAAGTAGGGACTAGAAATGCATACTTTTCTTGGATTCATAACTAACTAAATATAGGTTTATTTATACATTAATTTTTAAGTAATATTAATTACTATTATAAGATACTCTTGACATAGATGACTGTGTCCTTCTTTTTCTAGTTAATTTTTTAGTTCTTGATTTTTTTACATTAGGTCTAGCTCTTTTTCTCTTTAAAGATTTTAATACTTTTTTCTTTTTTTCCTTTCTAGAATTAGGACTTTTTAAATTATTTGATGCAACTGTATTATTATTACCTTGATAATTGTTTTCACTAGCAGCGGAATTATTATTATTATTATTAGAATTATTATTATTATTATTAGAATTATTGGCTCTAGCAGCAGCTACTGTTGCTCTTGTAGTTCTTGGTTCTATACCTGTTTGGTATGTCATTTCAAACATTTTTTCGTCAGATTGTCTAGCATAAACTTGATTTAATTTATTTGAACGCAAACGTCTTCTTTCCATACCTTTACAATCAGTGCCTGCGTCTTCTCCAGAAAATTCATATTCAAATTTTGGACCATAAAATTTACAAGCTAATTCTATAGTTGCTGCGTCTAATTTTATAGATTTCATTCCATAATGTTTAGCGTATTTTCTAATATAACTCATTAAAAGAGTTCCTAGTCCTCTGTATGCTGCACATACTAAATCTACTTTCATTTCTCTCGCTTCCTCAGAAATGGTGCATGTCATAAATCCTTTTAAATTGTCTAGGTATTTTACTCCTTGTTTTGTAGTTCTTTCTCCTACATTTTCAAATACTACAATACTAAAATCACAACTTCTTAAGGAGTCTATAGCATATGTTTTACCTATACTTTTTTGACATACATTAAATGTTTGGCTTAACATTCTTAACATTCTATTACGCATATCAAGTTCTTCTTTTCCTGTGATTAATTTCTTATTTAAAATAGATTTTCCTGCGTAAAAATCACCAATTAATACGCTAAATGTATCTGGCATTTTTTTTAAAATTTCAGTAGGTTTTACTGGCATTCTATATTATAAATAAAATAAATTAATTTTTATAATGAGTTTTCTTCACCCTTTTTAGTTCTATAAGTTTGAGCTACTTTCGTATATAAATAAATTACTCCTCCAAGAGTAACCCAAAATCCTCCTAATGCAAAAATAACTAAATAAAGTGATGTTTTTATACAAAACCATAAGTACTTCCATAAATTTCCTTCACCTTCTGGAACACCTGGACTAAATCGTTTTTTATAAATAAGTTCTCCTTCAGCATCTCTTAAAGGATGACCATCTTCATCTGTCTTAAGTTCATCAGTTTTAATAAAAATATGCCCATTCACTAACCAAGGTATTAAAGAATATAAACCTTTACCTATAGCTTTAGCTACATCTTTAAAAACATCAAGAGCATATGAAATTAAACTAAATACAAAACCTCCCCTTTGATTATAATCTATCTTATCACTGTTTTTTTTTATTTCATTTAGTATTTCTGTTGCTAATAAAAAATTTTCTTGATTACCTATACTCATTTAAATATAACAAATAATAAAAAAATATAAAAAATGCGTAATTATTTATGAACGACAAGAATCTATTCTTGCAACGACTGCTTGATTTCCTATAGGTTTTTCTTTTAAATCTAATCTATAAGATGGGCAAGCCATTTCTTTAGATGAGCCTCCTATTTTAACACTTCTTTTTTTGTTACTTTTATTTTTCTTGCTTACTCTTTTACTTTTTTTTGTCTTTTTACCACCACCACATTTACTTTTGCAACTGCTAGAATTTGGATGAGTTACTAATGTTGGGATAGCATCAAGTTCTTTTTTATTATCTCCTGGAAATGGTGATGAAAATCCACCTTTTAATTTTCCATATCCTCCTCCCATATGATTTTTAGAGCATTTTCCACCTGACATATTGTTTTTATGGTGAGCTCCTCCCATATGATTTTTAGAACATTTTCCACCTACCATATGATTTTTGCTGTAACCTGCACCATGTTGAGAATGGTTCATATGCTTACCACCTCCCATATGGTTTTTGTGCATAGAACCGCCTCCTGAGTGTTTTCTACCGCACCCAGATCCGCCAGCTGATTGTGTTTTTCTTCCACATGAACAACTTGAACATTTTCCACCTTTCATTGTATATATATATATAAGTTAGATTTTTTATCTGTATAAATTATATATTTATTAAATGGTAAATATTAGACCTACATTTTTGAAAAGTGGCGGAGGAAATACTAATCAATCATCACAACCGCAATCGAATAATACAGGAAATATTAACTCACATCCAGAAATGATGCCTGGAATGATGCCTATGCCTATGTCTGGTAAAATACAACCAGGATTAATAAGAAGAGGTAGTCTAGTAAATAGAATGAAAAAATTAGGACTAGATAATAATGCAAATAGAGTTGCAAGACAACAAGCTATGAGAAATCAACAACAATCAAAAAAGGCACCATTACCAGCACCAAAACAACAATTACCACAACCATCAAAA